GAGCGCCTAGCAGTAGAGCGTCACCTTAAAGATTTAGACAGGCAAAACACTGCCGATTTTCCGTATGTGTTCGACACTGAAAAAGCCCAACGCATCATTAACTTTGGCGAACTCTTTCCGCACGTAAAGGGTAAGTGGGCTGCGCAAGTCGGCGCCGCTAACCGCATTAAGTTGGAGCCGTGGCAGAAGTTTAACTTCGCCATGATCTTCGGCTGGTTGCATGCCAGTACGGCGTTGCGCCGCTTCCGTATTGTGTATTTATGCGTGCCGCGTAAAAACGCAAAATCAGTGAAGGCCAGCATCATCGGTTTGTACATGCTGGTTGAGGACGGTGAGTACTGCGCCGAGGTTTACTGTGGTGCGACTACCGAAAAGCAAGCGTGGGAAGTGTTTCGTCCCGCGAAAAAGATGGCAGTAAAGAAGCCCAGCTATCGCCGCCGCTATGGCGTAAGCAGTCACGCCAAACGCCTTGAGTGTGACCAAGTTGGCCGCGACGGCAATAACCGCGTTGTGTGTACTCCAGATGGTGGCCGATTTGAACCGGTTATCGGTAAGCCTGGCGATGGTGCTTCGCCCAGCTGCGCGATACTCGACGAAGTTCACGAGCATCCTGACGACACACTGTACGACACAATGATTACCGGCATGGGTGCTCGCGAACAGCCGCTGCTATTAATGATTACCACAGCGGGATCAAACATTGCCGGTCCATGTTTCTCATCTCAGCGCGAAGTAGAGCGCATGTTAGAGGGTGAGGAAAACGACGAGCTCTACGGGATGATCTACACGATCGACGATCCTGAAACGGAGTGGATGACCGACATCGGTATTGAAAAAGCAAACCCGAACGTGGGTATATCGGTCGGTTGGGATTACCTAAGGGCTCGCGTTAAAGACGCCATGCGCAGTCCGCGCAAGCGCAGCATCGTTTTAACCAAGCACTTCAACGTGTGGGTAACCGCTAAAAACGCATGGCTCAACATGCTGGACTGGAACCGCGCTGCGGATCAGACCTTAAGCGTTGACGACTTCGTTGGTGAGAAAGCCTGCTTAGGCTTGGACTTATCAGAGACCGACGACTTAACGGCAGACGTTAAATGCTTCCGTCGCGAGATTGACGGTCAAGATCACTACTACTTCTTTGGTCATTACTACACAACAGAAGCAAAAGTAAAAGAGCACGATCACTATGGTGAGTGGGTGCGCACTGGTCACTTGTTAGAGTGCGACGGCGAAACCATCGACTACACCCAAGTGGAAGAAAACATCGAAGACGATGCGGAGCAATTCAGCATTCCTCAATGCTTCTACGACCCGCACGGTGCAGCTCATTTAGCGCAACGCCTTAGTCAATTACACGAAATTGAACCTGTGAAAGTTGGCCAAACTTACACCAACTTCTCGGCGCCTATGCGCGAGTTTGAGCGCTTGCTAAAAGCGGGCCGCATACATCATGACGGTAACCCGTGTTTGGCGTGGATGTTCGGCAACGTGGTGGCCAAAGAAACCGAGGACGGCAAAATGATGCGGCCGGTGAAAGAAAACCGCGAGAGCAAGATTGACGGCGCCGTGGCTGCGTTGCTCGCATTTATCGGTGCGTACGAGCCAAGCGATGACGATCAAGACTTTGACGACTTTTTAAGGGACCCGATAATTATATGAAGAGCAAGGCGCAAAGGCCGGGTCGCATCAAGTCGGCAGTCCTTAATTGGCTGGGCTTCGGTTTGGGTGACGGAGAAAATTGGGCTGACTGGTACGGTGTTACTTCTAGTTCTGGCGAGGTTGTTTCGGCAGATAAGGTGCTTGGTCTGTCCGCTGTTTGGGCTTGTACCCGCTTAGTCTCCCAAACGATTGCGACCTTGCCGCTAGGTATGTATGAGCGCAAGGCAGATGGCAGTCGTGTCGAGGCTGATTCGCTTTCCGTGGCGCGTCTGATCCATACAAAGCCGAATGCAGATATGACGGCAGTTGTCTTTTGGGAAGCGTTCGTTGCCAACATTCTATTGCAGGGCAATGGCTTTGCAGAGAAGCGGCGATCTGGTGATCGTGTTGTTGCGTTGGAGCTTATGCCGACTGACAAAGTGTCTTGGCGCCGCTTACAAAGCGGTGCATATGAATACACTTATACAACGTCAACGGGCAAGCGGCGAGTGCTGCAAGAGGATGATGTTTTTCATGTGCCGGGCTTTACCCGTGATGGTCGTTTCGGCATGAGCGTTATTAAATATGGTGCAGAAGTATTCGGCGCAGGTTTGGCCGCTAACAGTGTCGCTAATAGCACATTTAAGAACGGCCTAATGCAGGCGGTCTTTTTCAAGATGGAGAAGACATTAAAGCCTGATCAGCGAAAGGAATTTAGAGAGAATCTTAAAGAGGTTTCTGGTGCGCTGAACGCGGGCAAATCGCCTTTGCTAGAAGGTGGTATGACGGCTGAGACTCTGGGTATCAATCCGCGTGATGCGCAATTGCTTGAGTCGCGAGCGTACAGCGTAGAGGAAATATGTCGGTGGTTTGGTGTGCCTCCGGTAATGGTGGGTGCCTCAGACAAATCCTCCAGTTGGGCCAGCTCTTCTGAACAAATCAATCTGTGGTTTCTCAAGTACGGGCTAACGCCGCTTTTGAAGCGTATCGAGCAATCCATCTATGACCGCTTGCTGACGCCTATAGAGCAGCGACGATATTACGCGGAGTTCACTGTAGAGGGGTTGTTGCGCGGAGACACAACAGCGCGCAAAGAGTTTTATGCGTCGGCATTGCAGAACGGATATCTAAACAGAACCACTGTGGCGAGGCTGGAGAATTTCCCCGATGTGCCGGGTGGTGATGTCTATACCGTGCAATCTAACTTAATTCCCCTGGATAAATTGGGTTCTGGTGATCAGTCGCAAGTGGTAAAAGCAGCCCTGCGTCATTGGCTTGGAGAGGAAGAATGAATTTAGTTATGACTGGGCTTGGCCCGCTTGAATGCAAGTCTAAGTCGGCATTGCTTACAAAGGATGTGGCGTTTCAGGTTAAGGCCGTTGGTGATGATGGCGTGTTTTCTGGTTACGGCTCTGTATTTGGGGTTGAGGATTCTTACCGCGAAGTGGTTGTTGCCGGTGCGTTCAAAGAAAGCCTAGAAGGTCGATTGCCGTCGCTCCTTTGGCAGCATCGCGCAAGTGAGCCAATCGGTATCTATACCAAAGTGGAAGAGGATTCGGTTGGCCTTCATGTAGAGGGCAAGTTGGCCCTGAACACAGTGCGCGGGCAGGAGGCATACGAGCTGCTAAAGATGGGGGCTATCTCAGGATTGTCTATTGGCTTTAATACCCGCGAGGACAGTTACGACAACGTGACCGGTGTTCGGACTTTGAAAAAGCTCGATCTCTGGGAGGTGTCGTTGGTGACATTTCCCGCCAATGAGGCTGCGCGGGTTACTGACGTAAAAGAATTGGTTAAGAGCGGCGAGTTGCCGTCGCTCAAAGAATTTGAACGGTACCTGCGTGAGGCAGGCTTTTCAAAAACGCAAGCTGCTGCTGTCGCCGGCAAGGGCTTGTCGCATTTGCTTCGGAGTGAGTCCGGTGCGCAGGCGAACGATGAATTGGCGGACATTCTGTCTGCTATCAGATCAGCCCCGCTTGGGGGCGCACAGGAGTAAGTCATGTTTAAATTTAAGTTATCGGCGCCTTTGGTGCTGTTGTCGATTGCTGTGGCCGCGCTGGTCCCAGTTACATTCGGTGTCGCATTAAACACTATTGCTGCGGCTGCAGTGATTATCGTGTTTGCTGGTTTGTGTGCCGAGCGGGCGCCTGCTGGTTATGTTGCACCTTATACGTCTATGCAGCGTGGTGAAGCCGGTGAGCCTGGTGATGTTAAGAAACAGGTCCTTGATGCGATTAAGTCACACTCCGATGAGTTGACGCGAGCTATTGCGAAAACAGAGACCGATGTAAAAGAGCACGGGCAGGTATTGGAGTCGACAAAGAATGAGATTGTTGCGTTGTCGGAAAAGGGCTCTGATCTTGAAGCGCGCCTCACCGAGTTAGAGCAACGCTCTGTTCGTGGTGATGGCGATGCAGAAGAAAAGAAAACGCTCGGTCAAATGTTTGTCGATTTCGACGGTTTCAAAGAGTTCGCGGGCAAGCAAAAGCATAAAGGTCAGTCGCCTTTGTTGGAGCTTAAAGATATTACCAGCAGTTCCTCATCGGCAGGTGACGGTATCTGGTCTTACCGTGACCCAGAAATTGTGACCGATCCTTATCGCCCTCGCATGCTGCGAAGCCTCATTCCGACGGTGCCAGTAGGTTCCAACTTGGTTGAGTGGGTGCGTACTAATATTCGCACTAACAATGCCGACATGGTTTCTGAAACAGGCTTAAAGCCAAAGTCAGAAATCACTTATGAGCGTAAAGAAACGCCTGTTCGTAAAGTAGCTCATTACTTTAAAACATCTTCGGAAGTGCTAAGTGATTTTGCTCGTCTGCGTGCAGAGATCGACAACGAAGGCTTTGAAATGCTGCGCCAAGTTGAAGAAGATCAGTTGATGCAGGGTGATGGCACGGGTATCAATTTGCTAGGCCTTGTTCCTCAAGCCACAGCATATAACCCAGCTAACACTCAGAGTGGTGATCAGCAGGTTGATATTATTCGTCGCGCTATATTGCAGGTTCGTCAGTCGTTCTACGGGGCTACGGGTATTGTTATGAACCCCGCTGATTGGGCGGCTATCGAGCTGCTTAAAGACGGCGAAAATCGCTACCTGTTTAGCGCTGTAACCACTGGTGCGCCAGCGCGGTTGTGGGGCTTGCCAGTAGTAGAGAGCGATGCGATCGACGCGGGCGAGTTTATGGTTGGTGCATTCTCAACCGCTGCGTCGATCTATGACCGCATGCAGGCTGCTGTCTATCTGTCGACTGAGAACGAAGACGACTTTATCAACAATATGGTTTCGATCATGTTTGAAGAGCGTTTAGCGTTGGCGGTCAAACGTCCGTTGGCATTTGTGCACGGCAACTTGAGCGGCCAGTCGTAAGTCACTCTAGCTAGATAAAAAGGGCTGAGGTTTTCCTCGGCCCTTTTTTTTGGAGGTAGCTATGAAAGCAGCTGTTGTGCTTAGGCCGTTCAAGCGTTCGGACACAAAAGAAAATGTAAAAGTCGGTCGGCGCTTTGAGGCCGATAATGATTATATTAAAGAATTATCAAGGAGCGGCTTGGTTAGAGAGTTAGCGGTGAATGTTTCCCGTGAAACCAAGGTGGACCCCAATGCGGCCACTGGCAAGACGTTGTCTGCATCGCCAGCGGGCCGAGTGTCACGCAAGAAGACATCGCGGCGGTTGAGCGATGGCGTGCAAAAGACGCAGGCAGAAAAGTTATTGTAACCAACACCATGTTTAAGTTCGCGCCCTGGGCCGACGCCATGTTTGCAATGGATCGCGCATGGTGGCGAATGTACTTAAAGGATGTGTCGGCGAAATTTACGGGCGCTAGATATACCTCATCAAAGAACGTTCGCGGTTCAGTGACGGTAGATCTGGGCGGGGCTGGTAACAGCGGCTCGGCGGCAATTCGTCTAGCGGCGTATTTGGGTGCCAATAGAGTTGTGCTGATCGGCTATGACTGCAAGAAAGGATCAGATGGCCGCGTTCATTTTCATGGCGATCATCCCAAAGGCTTAGGTAATGCCGGTTCGATGCCTAGGTGGCTAGCGCATTATAAGTCAACGGCTGACTACCTTGCGCCGTTAAACATCATCAACGCCAGTCGCGATACCGCGCTAACGCTATGGCCGCGAATGTCTTTGGAGCAAGCCTTATGCGATGCGTAATTGTTGCAAGCGGGCCTTCTGCAAAAGACTTTGTGCCGCCTGTCGGTGTGACGGTTATCGCAGTTAATGGCGCCATCGAATGGCTGGCGCGTGCAGATTATTGGTTCACGTTAGACGCTTCTTTCGACAATTTAGGCCGAATGCAGCAGCGTCGCTATGGCGTTAAGTATTGCGCCGCTGTCAGCGACCACATCGTATTGCCCACAGGTATAGATCGATACAAGCGCATTGCAGGGCGAGGTGAAGAGCCTGGGCGTGGTACGCCTGAATGGTGGGTATGGCGTTGGTCGGCTGTTCTCGGTTTGAGTGAGTGTATTGGCGCGATTAACACCGGCAACAGTGCATACGGCGCGCTGGGTTTGGCGTATCACTTGGGCGCTGATCGGGTGGCGTTGGTAGGTGTCGATGCAAGTTCTGAAGAGCGAGTAGAGGGCGGCAAGCCCAATAACCTGTCTCACTTGCCATTGCTGTTTGAGTCTGCTTTGTCGCAGATCAACGTGATTAATTGCGGTGCCATGGTAAGTAAATTACCAGCCATGAGTATTGCAGAGGGTATGGAATGGTTGACGCAATAGCGGCAGAAGAAAAAGCCAAGTATCAAAAAATGTGGGGTTACGAGAGCTACCGCGAAAGATCACCTGGCATGCGCCATTTAAGCGATGCGCTAGCGCGTTTAAAGCCGATGCCTGGTGCTAGTGTTGTCGATCTGGGTTGTGGCACGGGGCGTGTTTCTGCAGCCCTGCAGGGCATGGGGTTTCATGTGACTGCAGTTGATATTGCGCATAATGCCTGCAGCGAATTTGACGGCCGCTTTGTTGCGTCTTGCTTGTGGGAGCTGCCGGTTGATCTTGGCCGTTTTGAATACGGATTTTGTGCCGATGTGCTTGAGCATGTGCCGACGGATAGGGTTGCGTTAACGCTTGGCAGTATCAGTGAGCATGTTGAGTTGGTGTATTTTCAGATCGCAAATTTTGTGTGCCATGAGGGTGACAAGATTGGCGAGTCGCTGCATTTAACAGTGCAGCCAATAGCGTGGTGGCATGCTGAAATGCAACGCCACTTCGACGTTATTCAGGCTGTGGCAAAGCCTAAGCATCATGTATTTGTATGCAAATCGCGTGCGTTTTAAAGCAGGGGCCAGAATACGGCCCTGAGCATGTGGCTGCGCTGGCAGAAACGATACTCGCTCATAACGATCTGCCAATTATTTGTTTAAGTGATGTTGATATTGATTGCCCTGGTGTAAGCCGTTTACCACTAAAGCATGGCTGGTCTGGCTGGTGGAGCAAACTTGAATTGTTTAGCCAGTGCGACTCGCCAACGCTCTATCTTGATCTAGATACCGTCGTAGTTGGCAAGCTGCCAGACATTGGCGCGCGCTTCTCTATGCTG